TTATTTATATTTTAATTATATCATAAGCATAATAAAATGTAAACAGTTTTTTGAAAGAAAAAATCGCAATTTTTCGTTGCGACCTTTTCCTAACTTTAAACAAGGAGATTATCTCCAATTTCTATTGAATCAATCAATGGACTTTTTGTCCATATCTCCAAGTCCCCACAATAACCTCATAGCCCTCATCGTAATCTATATCTGTGAGGTCTTTAATCTTATCGAAGTCTAGCAGATATTCCCTACCATCATCCTTCATCACATAATGCACAGTCGCTTCATAATGTGGTAGTTGGTGCATCCGATAGTAAATAGATGGTTGGTCTGCTACCTTCAACTCATCTCCAACTCTTAATAGACATACTTGAGCCGTTGCTAGATTTGTAAAACTTTCCACAATCTTCTTTTTTTCAATATCACTTCGCATCATTACAATCTGGTTTGCATTGACGCTCATATTGAGTTCTGATATGTTAATCGAGCCTGCAAAGCCATGGTCTTTCATCTCTGTTATCTGTAATAAAGTCTTAAAGCTCACTCTCCGTTCGGTCTTTTCGCCTAACAACTTAATCCAACCGAACTTAATAGTTTGGACCTTACCGGCACCATCTTCTTTTTCTTCGATGATTTGATTGCCTTCATTGTTAAATCTTACTAAATCGCTCATATCGTTACGCTCCCATGTTTCATAAATTTTGCTTTTGCATTAGCTTCCAATCTATCGTAGTGTTTTCTCAACGCTTTCCCAGACCAGATATTGCATTGCCAAAAATCATCATTCATAGCCCATATAATCGCTTTTCTAATTTGCTCAGGTTTTCTTCCATCTAATCTAATCATTTTATCAATATCGACTGCCCATCTACTAATACACGAATCTTTTTTCGCAGTTGCATTGTTTGGGTAGTTAGCTAATATGCCATGTCTTAATTCATTAGCTAGTCCTTCGGCTTCAACACTAACATGCTTTGGAACTTCTTCCTTATATATATCTAATATATCTTTATTCTCAGTTTTATTTTCTTCTTTAATATATACTGCTAAGTTTTGGGTAGTCTGACTACCAGATTTTGAGTAGTCTGCCTGCTTAGTTTCGGTCAGTCTGACTACCGAATAGGCTTTCCCTCTACCAGTATTCCTTATGCATTTGATAAGACCTTTCTTTTCTAGTTCTTGCCTAGCACCAATAATAGTTTTGGCTGATTTGCCTAAAAATAGCCCAGTCTTTTCTGGACTTTCCCAAAACTCCTTGAATCCAGACATCCTAGCATAGACCAATTTAGCTGTGATGCTTAAATCCTTTCTGCACAAAATCTCTTGTTCCATAACAACATAGAGTTGTGGTTTATTTTGATATTCTTCGGCTTGCACCTTTACCTCACTTTCTGAATAAATAAATCCACTAGGCGAATAATTGAATGCGAGAACCTAGTGGACTTATTTACTCCAATTATTCTTTTTGTTCTCGCATTTTTATTATATATCATTTTCAAAATAATGTAAACATTATGTAGTTAAGCATAAGAAAAGTAAATCGCTTATATGAGCATTTAGATTTTAAGACAATAAAATATATGAGTTTTGGTCTAAAATGGCTAGAAAATGCTTTAAATTGCGTTTAATAGCATGTTATTTGACTGTAAACAACTCAATATCTACACGATAACTATTCCCAAACACAGTTTGCTCTACATTTGCTGCATTTGTTGCAGTCCAAGTTACTTGAACATTAGTATTACTTGTTCTTGCTACATGTGTTGTGGTTGTAATATTGTTTTCTACTTGAATAGTAGTTCCACCAAAACCTGTGTAGAGATATTGCGTAATAATCGGCTGAATGATGCTATTTGCTGGAATTGTGATGTTATATGTCTTCGTTTCAGTAGTATTGCCAGCGAGTTTGTGGTCTTGGGTAGTAAAATAAAGTGATGGAACACTTGGCAATTTGCTTAATGCAGGGAAGTCGGAGTTAAATGTAAAGTTATCTAAAACACTCATTATGCTTCTCCTATCAAATGCGAGCCATAAATTCTGTAATGAAGTTTTAAGTCTGGCAAAGAACTTGTAGAAAAATATGTCATCTGCAAATCATTCTCTGTTATTCTTAAACCACGAAAGTCTGTTAGTGTAATTTGGTATCTCCTAGAATAAAATGGGTCAAGTGGCCTAATATTGTCCGAGCCAACTTCTTCTTGCCATACCATCACCCTCGGAATATAGCCTAAATTGTGTGTGTAAACCGTTTGGGCTTGGTTGTTGTTTGAGATTTGGAAGATGCCGTTTGCGATAAGTTGGTCGTATTTGTAATTTGAGTTGATGTTATATTTTCCTAGTGCTTGTGGTGGAGCAATGTTTGTATTTTGTTGGTCGCTTGGCAATAATCCAAAAACCCTAACCTTTGCCGAGTTTACCGTCATGCCTAGTGGTGGTGTAATGTGGACATCGACTTTCGTATTATAACTAACTACTGTCATTCCAAGAGCATTTGTCGCTGTTGTATTGTCTCCACTCAACCAAATCCCATTGCCATTGAACTCCACCATCGCAAAGCAAAGTGGCTTAAACCCTAGAGAGTGTGCAATCGAAACAAACCAATAGCCACTAGAAGGCTGTGTCATGCTTGTTTCTTCACAGAGAATAATCTCATCAGTATTGTAGTCAGAGTGAATGTTGTATTTTGAGAAGTCTGTTGCCATTTTTTATCCATCCTGTTCCAAAGAATCAACAACATCAACTGTTGGACCACTAGAAACTGCAAAGACTGGCGAGCCATTTGCTGGATTTTGTCCGATAAAGATTTGCCCAATCCCTTGAGCATTTTTGAATAGCATTCGCATCATGCCGTTTTCATCCATGCCAGTAATCAGTCTTTCAATTCCATTCTCATCATAATAATGGTCTTGCGTGTCAATCTTATGGGTCAAAACACCGTTGTCGTTGTAGTATTGAATCCCCTCTGCGTTCATCCTAAAAACTACAACTGGAACTCCATTGATGAGTTTGGTTTGTCTAAATTCTCCAAGTGCTTCATCAAACACGATGTTACCAGTTAGTGTATTAGTAGTTCCACCACCAGTTAGTCTTGAATTTTCTATAATTGCCATACTATCTCCTATGCTAGAACATGAGTTCCGTTAAGTTGCGATTCGTTGAGTGTAAAGTAATAGACTGGCTCGACCTTGTGTGCGTCTATATTAGTTTCAAAACTCCCAACCCCTAATTCCCATTTGATAGTATCAATCTTGTAAAGACCTGCGTAGTCGCCTTCATCTATTGAGATTGTATCCATAAGTTGTAGCGATGGGTCGCCTTTAACACTCATCCTCAATCCGCCAATGTAGTTGGCATACTCTCTAAGAATAAATAATGCAAAGGCTTTAGCAGAGTGGTAGGATTGGAAGAATTTGTTATCGTTGATTGTCAAAACTTGTTCACCATACTTTTCCACAGATTCTGTATCTTCGGCTTCATATTCTAGATGGTCGTAAACTTTTGCAGGTTCTCCCCATAACTGAATCTCGTTGATTTTAACTGGGAAGTTGTTGTTGTTTGTAAATGTAATCGTATAGGCAGTAGTGCTTAAAACACCAACTGCTGTTACTCCACTATTGACGACATTTCCAAATGAGTCAACTGCCGTAAACCAAGAAACTGTGCTTTGCCTGCCTTGCGTTGGATTGACTATTTCGTAGCATGGGTCTGACAACTTACAATCTCTAGTAATAGAGTCATTTGCACCTACCACCCACATATCGCCAGTAGAGCTAGTAGCACTCGGTGCTTTTGAATAGACGCTTTGATATTCTTGGACTTCACGCAAGTCGCACGAAATGACAACTTTATTTACGATATTGGCACTCTGTAATGTTGCGATTGAGGCTATTGAATAATCATCAATGCTCATAACTGGATTGGTAGGCAAAGAGTTGCGTTTCATAAATCTTAAAATGCCTTGCTCATCCAACCAGAATTTTCCACCCTCTGCCTGAATCAAATCTTTGATAGCATCTCCTGCCTTACTTCCTACATCGAAGAATGCAAATGGGATAACATTGTCGCCTTTTTCAAAACTATATTGACTTGGTAATACGCCAAATTGTTCTACAATCTTGGCCAACAAGACATCAGTCGTAACATCTCTTGCGATGATTGTATCAACAAGCACTTGTTCATAAATGGCAGACAAAAAGTCTGTTGCATGAAACTCTGCCGTAGCAACATTCGTTCTAGTATCTGGAACATCTTCAGTAAGGCCTACGAATTGAGGGATTGGGGTTTCGCCAATAAATCCTGCAAAGATTTTTACTGGTCTTTGTGGTATGTTATATTGTGAAATTGGCGAATTGCTTCTTGGCGAGAAGTATTTGTCGAAATTGTCTAGCGTAAAATCTCCCATTGCATATTGCGTATTATATGGAAATTCTATTGAGCGTTCTACGCTTATATTGGTTAGCCTATCCGAATAATCTTGATATGCATACAAATCCCAAAGCTGAAGTGGATTGTCCTCTGATGCACCAAGTAAATCATCGCCGTTCAGTTGTGATTGGTTGAGGGTAAAATATGTGCCTTCTCTAGGCTCTTTTGAAAAGCTGATATAGAGCCTCGCTATTGGCTCAATAATCTGCCCTCGTGCCTTATCGTGAAAAGATTGTGGTGCGCTTATCATAATTGTTTGCTCTCCCTAAACGAAACTTGGACTTGTTCATTAGTCCCACAATTGTCGATAATCCTTTGGTCTGCTAATGTCATCTTGCCAACCATTGTATATCTTTTAACTCCAGATGGGCCACTAAAATCAAAGGCAATGTCGCCGTTTACGGTTTGGACTGGGATTGGAGAATCAGGTGTTGGAGTTCCGTCTTGGGCTGTATCGCCCAAAATCACAAAGTCTAGCAAATCTTCAGTTGTCCCCTCTAGCATCACCTCTTTGCCACTACCAGTAATTTCGCCTTGAGTTACGGTTAGGTAAGGCTGGAGTGACGGTTCTTGAACTTCCGTTTTGATATCTGTCCATCTATCAAATGCTGAGTTTTGGAGAGCGTTTAGTTGTGCTTTTAGCGTATCATTCGTGATTTCAGTGTCAGTTGGAGTAGCAAGAACATAATACAAAGCTATCGGATTAGCGTTAAGCCAGGTTTGGTAGTCGGTTGCTACATCGTATCGAATATCTTTGACACGCACACCATTTGTTTCGCTTCCTGGATGTAGCCCAAGTGCATAGTTCATAGACGAAACTATGGTATCAAAATCACTATTGGTGTAGCACTGTTCAACAGTCACATATTTATCCGATAATGCAAGAATTTCACCTATTTGATGTTTATAGCCAGAGCCTATATTTAGGTTAAACCTATTCGTGCCAGTTCTAGATATTGAGCCTTGCGAACCGTCTAGGTTTTGCTTTCCAATCTCTTTATGCACATACCAGTCATCCCCACTTTTGTAGATGTAGTCTTGGTATGCACCAATCTTGCAAAGCTCGATATTGAAGTATGCCTCGTAGGTAGTAGCAGTAGGACCTTTCTCTACTTGAAGTGAGTTAAGTATCTCACCCCATGTTACTCCGGTATCATTTGTCACCCAACACCAAATCAAGAGATAATTTGCAGTGTTATCGGTCGTTATTGTTAGTGAATCAGCATTGTTGTCTTGGGTAAACTGTAAAACAGCTACACCAACATCAGGGAGAACAGAGGTTGTTGCAAGGGCAAAACGCTTGTTGCCCCCTTGGTTTATCTTTTGAACGGTGTAAGTCGTGTTCGGTTCGCAAGGGATATATATAGTTCTGTGGTATGTATTTGAAACTATTGTTGTTCCAGTTGGATATCCAACAAGGTATGTTACGCTATCCTTGTCAAACAAATTCTTCCCCTTTAGTTGCAATAATCTCTGCCTATAATCTGGCACATCTTCGCCATAGCCCATATCGACAGGTTCATCTGCCGTAATGGTAACTGTTGGGTATTTTAGAACTGCATATTGTCTATCTCTAATTCTTCGTAGCGTTTCATAACCAACACTATCTAAATAGCCGAGCCCAACTGTTAATTCTCGTTTTTGTGTTCCAGTAACATAGGTAGATAGATTATTGTCAATCGTGACTACGTCAGATTCGGCGATGAGTGGTTTTTGAATAATTGGCTTTTCTAGAACTTTGAACTCTGCCGTTTCTTCTGTGTCTTGTATAGTCATCTTAATCATGTTATGCTCCTAACCTTGCGTTATTAGTTTGCTGGAATGCTCTCATAATCTCCTCTGCAACCTTTCTGCGTTCCAATGCAGATGTGGCGAACACTCCAGAAACATTGATATTGAAAGTGTTGCCCATAGCTTTTGGTTTTCCAGTAGATTGGTCAACTTGCTCTTGTGGCAAAACATACTCACCTCTGTGGACTACACCTGCAACTTCATTCTTATCGCCTTGCCCAGTATAACCACCCCTTGCATATCCGGCAGGAATTGGCCCCATACCTTGCCTTTGCCACTCTGCCTTCCAGTTGCCACCATACTTCTCCTTGTAGTAGGCGACAATGTTTGCTGTTTCCTTGTCGGCAGTCATACCTGCACCGCCTTGATAGCCACTAATGGTGTTGAATACGGCACTACCCCTCAATGCCCTTTCTACCGTTCCTAAGAATCCAGTAGAATAAGTTTTACCTGCGATTTCGCCGGCTGTTTTTACTTGCCCATTGGCATTTTGCAACGCACTCGCAAGTGCATACCCTGCTTCTGCACCTTTCTTTCTCGCTTCTTCAATAGTTTTATTATAAGAATCAATAGTGGCTTTATGTTGCCTTTGTAATGATTGAATCTCGTCATCCAAAATAACACCACGAACTGCATTCAAAGTATCACGATGTTTCCTTAAAAAATCTTCTTCTTTCTGCAATTCGGAATTATATTCTGCAAGCCTTTTATCTAATCGCTCTTTCTCGTTTTGGTTTTGCAAATCTAACTCATCCTTCATGAGTTTAGTCTGCTTTTGGTAGCGAGCATTTTCTTCTGCTAATGCAAACTTCAAAGCCTCGAGTTTTTCTTTGTTGTATTTGTTGTTATATCTCTGCAAGAAGTTGATTTGATTGGTTAATTCCTTGACCTTGTCAGCGTGTTCTTCTTCTTCTTTCTGTTGGTTGAGTGCAAATTCTGCATTGCGTTCTTCAATCGCCCTCTTATATTCATCGTTTGCATCTTTAATCTGTTGTGTGAGTCTATCTACTGTGTCCTCATGGTTTACAAGGATTTTCTTTAACGATTGTTCATAACTCCTATTCGCTTCTTCAATCCCCTTCATTGCGTCTGCGATAGTTTCGTTCATGTCCTTTATTGAACTTGCATAGGACTTATTCGCCTTTTCAGTTTCTTTTAGTCTATCTTCTTGTTCTTCAAGGGTTTCATTAAATTGTTCACCATTGTCATTTGCACTCACAAAAGCACCAACCGCAACTCCAGCAACAAGACTTAAAATACCAACAACACCACCAGCAGTTGCCTTGAGAGCAGCAAAAGCACCAGACAACTTCTTCACTAATGCAATAAGGCCTGCCGTTCCACCAATGATAGCAATTGTAGTTCCTAATCCTGCAACAAGAGCTTTGTTTTGGCTAATCCAATCCATAAGTCCTGAAATAACCGTTACAAATGGTTGCAATAACTGTCCAATTGTAGCTTTCATACGAGAAGATGCTCTTTCTAAATCTTCCTGAGCTTGTGCAGCATCTTTATTATATTTTGCATATTCTGAGATTGAGCTTTTGCCATATAGAGTGATTGCAGTTGCTAATCCGATAAGGGCTGTTTGTGTTTTCCTTGATGCAGTTTCAACACTAACCTCTGCGTGTCGCCAAGAATCGCCAATCTTCGTTGATGCGTGTTGCAACTTTTCACCCATTTGCTCAAAAATGTTCCCACTTCTTTCTGTGGTTGCATTTTGTTCTTGTATTGCACCAGTAGTAGCTTCTATTCTTTCTCTAACTACCTCTGCGCTTTGTGCAATGTTTTCTTGTTTTTGTTCATATTCTTCCCACTCTTTGTTCGCCTTTTCGAGCCAGTTGTTATAATCTTGGATTGAGCCAGCACCCTCTCCCATCCAAGTGACTTTGAAGTTATCACCAGCACTTTTGAGAGATTCTGTCGCTGTCTTTGCTTCCTCAATCTGTTGTTTCAATTGCGAGATATCTGCCGTTATTTTTACACTCGCTGTGCCGATGGTTTCATTGTCCATCTATTATAATTCCTTTCGTTTTTCGTTTGCCCAGTTAGCAACTGCTTTTCCATATTCCTTATCTTGAATTGAACTACCTGATAGAGCATTGAAGTCTGCGTTTTCCATTGCATATCTATAATGGACTTTCTCTGCTGCTTTTACATCTGCGACTGCATCTTCAAAAGTATATGGCAATTTGATATACTTTCCATCATCGTCAATTCCTATCTCATATCCCCTTGCAAATGCCATCATAGCATCCCAACCATAGAAATAGCCTAGTTGTGCTTTGATATATAGCTCATATGGAATATCTCGCTTATATTGTGAACTGCGAGCCTTTTCAGCCCAACCATCTACGGTCTGCTTATCTTCTTCACTTAATGATTCATAGAAACTAGACATCTTTAGTTGCTTCCCTGTAAATCTTTGCAATCTGCTCATAGGTAAAATCATTGAATAACTGTTCAACCTTTTCACCACTAAACACTTCACGCATCTTTTCGTAGGTTTTATCTCGTAAAGTATCTACAACTTTTCCTATCTCACTATAAGCCTTCAAACATGCTTGATATTCTTCAGAGTTTTTATCTAGTTTTTCGCCGTTCTTTTCTTTTTCTACTAGCTCATCATACTGCTTTACTATCTCGTCTTTTTCTTCTAATTCCCTAGAAATAACTCTAATCTCGGCTTCTGCTCCTGCTCCCATAGGCTTTACTTGGAACTTTCCATAGCCCGGTATCTCAATCTCACAAGTGATTGGTTTCATCTCAATTTTAATAGTCATGTCTATATCAAATCCTTTCTAGTTTTATTTTCTCCATAAAACGAAACAAAAAAGAAGCGTTCCCCAAACGCTCCCTTTTCGTTATTTCTAGGCTGATGGAACAACTGTGACCCAAGTCTGGGTAGCAGCATCCCAAAGAGTATTTTCTTTGGTAAGGTCGCCATTGCCCGCCCAACCATAACAACCGTTGCTGTCTGGTTGTAGCTCGATGGTAAATGGCACAGTCAACACACTATCAGCATTATAGGTAGCATTGAAGTCTGCCTTGATAAGTGCTGCATTAGCGTGGAAGTCATTCTTCGAGTTCTGTTCGCAAGTATAGTGAATATTCACAGCCTTTGCAGTCTGTTCAATACACGAATTGCTACCAAACTCAATACGACCTGCATCAGTTCCAGTTCCTGACTTGTAGAGATGAGCATAGAGCCTCTTAAGAGCATCCATTGATGGCAATAAGAAACTACCAGTAATCTCTGCTGTTTCGTAAGTTCCAGATGGGGTAGTAATGTTACCACCAAGTGAGGAAGTCGTGCGAGTTCCTTCAGCCAAGTTCACCGTAATATCACCGAGAAATTGTGCTTCAATAACGCTCGTTCCAAACGCTAGTTCAGCCTTTCCGCCAAGATATTTGATTTGTGGCATATCTGTTTCCTTTCTTAATAAATGATGTTCCCCGAAATAGCCCAAACGATTCTTTCTTGGGAATCTTCGCCAGTGTTTGTCGGGGTCGAAACTGGCATTATTGTTACATTATGCACTGCTTCGTTGTCTTTAACTAGATTGCATTTAGGTAAATCACAGATGCTATACGCACTATTGTTTAGAAAGTCTGCAATTGCCTTGAGCTTCTGGTAGCCATCTACATCACTCTTTTTAGAGCGAGAATAGAGTTCATACCTTTGCACTCTACGATTGCCACGAGGTTGGGACTGCCCTATATCTACAATGAAAACTCCGTTCTTGTTAAGCGACAATTTGTTCCAAAATAAATCGACATCAATTGTTCCGAAGCCGTTATCTTGGAGTAATTGTAATAAGTTTAATGTAATCATAGGTAGTTCTTAATCCCTTCCTTCAAAACGCTTTCAAATGCGTTTAAGAGATATCTAGAGCCAGTTCCTGGTGTGGTATAGTGCCTCACTACTCGTGAGCCATCTAACGCCATTCCACGCTCTTGATAACCTGCGTATCTAACATCTGAGCCATTTCCAAATATTACACCTTTTTCTAGCTTCTTCTCTGAAACAACCCTACCACTTTCAGAGAGCCTACCAGTTTTGCGTGGAACAGTCATTCTCGCTCTTGATAGGGTTGTTTCTGCCATATTGTTAAGTGCAATATCTATTCTGTTTTCAAAGTCCGAAGTCCAATCGCCATTGAACTCAATCTTAAGATTTTCAGAATAATGGACATCGCTAATCTTCATCATCACCCTCTGCGATATCAGTTCGCTCAAGTGTTAATGTAAGATGTTCCACTACTCCTGTGTCAAAGTTCGTTCCAACAGTCAATCCTTTCACTTCGTATTCTATGTTGTTTACTATCACCCCATTGCCGACTATAGCGTCAAAATCGGTAAAATCCTCAGGGTGTGCGTGTAAGGTTGCAGTATCTCCATCTATTCTTTCGATATTGTTACCTGTCCTAGTATAGCCAGTTCGCTCTTTGAATACACCTTTAAGCGTTCTTGGCTCGGCACTTGCTTGGACATTGCCAAAGACAGTTCCTCTCTCAATGACAAAATATTGGTAATCTATCTCCTTAAATAAATCGAAAACTGTCGCCATAACATAGTTCTCCGCTCTTTGATTTCGCTTGGCACTGCGAATACTTTGAAATTGCAATGACATTTAGATGGACAAATCGGCTCATCGGAGTTTCTTTTGATTCGGTGTTATAGGAAACAGAGAAATCTTCGACTTTCTTGTTCTCGATGTTTTCTAAAGTTGTTCCTTGTTCCACACTAAATACGGCGAAACAACGAGCAATCAGTAGTTGTAAATCAATAGGCAATGTGTCTGGAAGCTCCGTTAAGCACAATAAGTCTTTAATACGCTCAATCGCAATTCCTAAATACATATCATAGTTTGTATCTTCGGTAGCAGAAAGAGAACGACCTAACAACTTCGCCATATCATCTTTCGATATAATTGGATTGTTCATCATTTTCCCTTTCTTCTAGTTAATACTAAGCACTGGTGGTTGCACTTGGGTAACCGGCACAAGCCTTGTTGCCATAGAGAGAGCCTGCAACAGCACGCTCAACAAGCATGATATCTTCGTTCTTAGAAGTATCGAAGTCGAAGCGAACCATTTCATTGCTAATGTAAGCACCATAGGCATTGATTGCATAGGCGACTACATCATAGCCACTACCTGCAAGAGCATCCATCTCGAATACACGAGCCTCAATAGCACCCTCTGGGGAAGTGCCTGGCTGGAATAGATAGTTGCCGTTTGAGAGTTTCTCAAGCCTCAAATCAGAGATAGTTCCAAATGGAACAACGACAGCCTTACCATAGCCTTTGTCTTTAACGAACTTGAGGGCTTTGATAATCTTGTCATAGATGTTGTCATTAGTATCAGACTCAACAACAGTAGCAACAGCGTGTGCATATTTTTCAGCATCAGTTGCGTTTTCTCCAAGTGGAGTTGCAGCGACATTGAGGTCAGCAACCATAGACCACAAACCACGAGAACCATCGAAGATTCTGTAGTCTGGAGTTCCAGAAGTGCGACCATCACCAGGAACAGCACCCTCTGCAATAGCAGTAAGGACGCGGTCTGAAAGTTCTTCTGAACGGAAAGCCAAGAGTTCGCCAGTTTCATCATCAAGAATGTCTTGTAGGTCGATTGGGAGTTTCTTGTAAACAACTTTCTGTTTCAAATCACGACGGATAAGTTCCATCTCTTGGTTGGCTTTGGTTTCGCCTTTCTTATGACCTTTAGCACGAATACCCTCACCAGTTCCGAGGAATGCGTTCATCGCACTTGCACGAGAGCGAATAATACGGAAAGTAGAGAGGATTGAGCTATCATCATCCCAACCTTTGAAGAAGATGTTCTCAAGGCGAGTTGGGAGAATGTTTTCACCACCAGTAATGCCTTTGGCTTCAAGTTCTTTCTTCCATGCTTTAGCAACAGCTTCAGAAGATGCACCTTGCATTTTAATAGCAAGTTTTGCATAATCTACTGCTGCACTTTTACTTTTAAGGTAGGCAGTATCTGCAGATTTTGCAGTTACATTTTGGTCTGCTTTTTCAACAAGACCTTTTGCAATATTGTCCATTGCGTTTTCTTCCTTTTCGTTAGTATTAGTATTTTCGGCTTCTGAAACTTCTTCGGCTTTGGCTTCTTCATCATCAGTTTCGCTATCGGTTTCGGCTTCAGCCGGTTTTTCTTCCGTAGCATCTTCTTTTGGCTCAGTTGCTTCTGCTTCGGCAGTTTCTTCTACCTTTACCGTTTCTTCAACGGCTTCGCTATCTTCAGTCTTTACTTCTTCGACAGCTTCTGGAGTTTGAGTTGGTTCTTCCACCTGTTCTCCTTTAATCGATTTGACAGCCAAGACACTCGCATCCATATTTGAGCCACGAGTTACGAGTGAAACCTCAATGATTTCGCCATTGTAATCTGTATTGGACTCGTGTTGGTAATCACGATATTGGATTGAAAAGGCATTGTCTAAATGCCCTTCATCAAGCAATTTGAACATATCTTGTGCAATTGGACGGCTTGAGATGCCTGCCTCAAACACAAGATTGCCGTCTTGGAAGAAAGCGTTTCTCACGCTACCAATCACTTTTTCTACCGAATATAAGTCATGGTCCATGAGTAGTGGGATATCAACATTGTCCACGCCATTTTCAGGTATATCTTGGACAACGATATGTCCACCACCTTTCAATGGCAAACGGAATGTTTTAATAGCCACATGCTCATAATCCCTGTCCTCATTCGGAGAAGATGCGATAAAGGTAACACGATGCTCGCCTTCAATATCTGCCAACTTCGATTTTGTTAAGGTAAGAGATTTTAGTTTCTCTGCCATTATTTAGTATTCCTTTCAGAATCGTGCCAATGCACCTTGATTCTAAATACATTATGACTCCGAAACGATAAAGAATTGAAATGTTAAAACAATTGTCTAGACTATGGAATACTGAAAATCAAACACAGCCCAAGCACAGTTAGATGCCGCAGTTGCATTTATCAAACATGATGCAGCCATATATACATAGCATACGCTCGCCACATTCCATTCAGAACCTTTTAGAAATCCTGCCGAATTATAAGCCGGATTCGGCCTATATGCACTATTTATTCCAAAGACAGTTTCTTGTGGCGATGCAAAGTTGCCACTCTTTTTATGAACTAAAATATGTCCAAAAAGCATATTGCCAATTCGTTTCACCCAACAGCCAGCACCTAACTCAAAATTACTCTCCATAGTAAGAAAATCTGTCAATGCGACACTGGTTCCAATAGTATTCCAGTCTATGCTGGACGATTTTATTGGGAACTGGTTTGCCAAAAACTCAATATTGGCTACTATCTGATTTAGTTCGCCTGCCGTTAAAATGTCTAGTGGAACGAAGTCCATGTCTGGGTATGGTAATGCAATTGCCATCTTATTCTCCTTCTTTTACATATTCGTTAAGATATTCAAACTCATCAATAGTAGCTTTCACACAAACTTCCCTAGCATACTTCTCGGTAATGCCTTTTGCTACTTCATCAAGTTGTTTTTCAATAGCATCTTTATTAGAGCTAAATGTTCTTACAAACAGAACAAACTCGGTTTTGCCTTTCTTATAATTCTTTGCATAGCGATTGATTTTATCGTTTGCTAATTTGCAGATGCCTGACTTGTCGAAGTATCGAATACCTGCTGGCATCACACGAACGGTGTAGCCTTTATGGTAGTCTGCCTTCCAAATGCCTATTTTATCTATAATGATTTCCATATTTTCATTGTAAATCGGAAACGAAAAAGAGTTCCCATATTGAGAACTCCCTTTCGATTTAGGTGACACAATTTTTAATGGAGGTAAAAATGGTCTTTTGTCTTACGACAATTCTATTATACTACGCTTTTAAGTCTGTTGCAATCTTGCTTCCTAAGAATACTGCACCTAGAAAAGTTTCAACTGCTACAAATGTCGATAGAATAGCATCCATTGGCAATCCCCAACCCCATGCTGTGTTCAATGCTGTTAGAAGCGTTGCGATTGCTGGCAATACAATTGAAACAAGATAGCGTAATGTTTCGTATAGCCATTGTGGTAAGAATGCAGGTTTTTTGGTTGTCATAATATCTCCTTATAATTTTATTAAATTGCTCATACGGACTGCGGCATAGACTGTGCCATCAACACTATCAGCACACAATACTACCCTATCACCGACGATTTGGTTTACATAATAAAACTTGCGAGTGATGATTAGTGACTTGCCATTATAGTCAATTGGTGCAATGAGTGCGACTTTATCACCCACTTGAATATCGTTGTCAGAGCCACTAGAAACGAGTTCTAGGTTGTTTGTATTGACTGCGGCATAAACTATCCCCTCTACACTATCTTCGTTCAGAACGGCTCTATCTCCAATGATTTGGCTAATATAGTAAAAATCCCTAACCTTTATGAGTGGTGTTCCAGTATAATCTACCAATTTTTTCAATACGACTTTATCGCCTACCTTAAAATCACTAATTGGCTCTGGTGCAGGCTCTGGTGTTGGTGTTGGTTGTGGCTCAGGTGTTGGCTCTACACTAGCACCAGCATACTTCTTCCATGCCTCTGCATCCATAGGCGATATATCTCTATCTAGCGAGCCTTTGCTCGATGAATATTGCCATATTGCCCAAAACGGCCATGCACCAATTCCATAAGGCATATCATCTGGCGTTGGCAGTGGTGGATTTGGCACATTATAAGCAGGTGGATAGCCGGCAATCCATAGTCCATAATCTCCTGCAACGACTGGCGACCAGTCATTCCCATTGACTACGCTCGCACTCATGTAAATCATTGGCTTTACACCAGTTAGTTGGTAAACTCTATCGAGCCATTTCTTTGCCCATTCAACATTCCAAGTAGCTTCAACTTCCCAGTCCAAGATTAGAATTGCTTCTCTTACATATCCCTCAATCTCATGGACAAACCAGTCTGCTTCAGAGATTGGGTCATTATAGCCTGGTCTTGCAAAATGATAAACACCAAGCAACTTGCCTTCTCTTTTTGCCTTTTGGTAGTTTGGCTCACATTGAGGGTCGGTATATTTTACGCCCTCTGTGGCTTTTACAATCACAAAGTCATATGGACTAAAGTCAACCGTTCCTGCTGGTTGCCATTTGCTGACATCAATTCCTTTAAGCATCTTGTTCTATCTCCTTTAGTGGTTGTTCGTTATCTGCACCATGTGCAGGCACGATGGTTTCTTCCATCATTTGCTCCTTCCTTTTGTTAATAATTGCTCGTAAATGCACCTTTCACAAACCTTAAAATCCAATCCTAAGAATAATGCCGTTACTCCTGCTAAAATATCGCCAGATTTTTTTACGACATTGAGATTTTCTTGCGTAGATGATGAATCATATATCTCCATCGCCAAAACCCACGATTTGAGGGCATGCTTAAAGCCACACCAGTATTCTAGATTTGGGTTATCTACCGAATCCACCAATAGTTGCATCTCTCGTCTGCGTTCTTCCAATGTCAATTCGTATAGCTGTTTTGCATTCGCATCATCTAATTTCTCGGCAAGATGGTCGCATAAGGCTAGTTTCTCGCCAATGCTGTGTATCAAATCTACAAGCCAGCCACGAGATGTCATGAATTGCCTCTATGGATTATTTCGGTTAGGACTTTTTCATCAATCCCATGTTTTCTTGCCCATTCTGTATAGAGTTCGGTCATATACATGTTCCCCTTGAGGTCTTGGAAGTAGTGATGCCCAAGAGTGAGGATTGCGTCTTTATTTTCTCCATCATTCTGAATCAAGTTCAACAATTGCAATCTAGTAGTGTCTTGTTCTAACGAATCCACTTTATTGCCTAGAACATCCATACTAGTAGCCAACCCCTTAATCATGTTTCTATCTTCTACCGTAAAGACATTCTTTTTTCTGCCATCATGTCTGTTCACAAAGAATATGATTAGCGTGGAAAGACCGGCAATCGCACCTGCAATCGTTACCAAAAGAGTAACCCACTCCATTATTTCTCAATCTCCTTAATATCTACATTGCCATTTTTGATATCTAAATCAAAGCGTTTTTTACAACCTTGACAAGTAATGCCTCTGATTTTAGAGTTTCCACTATCTAGCATAATCCTCTTACAATGAGGACAATGGACTTTTACCATTTTAGGCATAGCATCAATTTCAAATGTTAAAAAGCAAGAACAATTAGGGTGAGCATCTGCAACTTGGTCTGCACCAGCATCAAAGAATCCGAATTGCCCATCTAAAGGTAGTCTTACACCATCTAGGTTTTCGCAAGTTTCGCAATGGTTGTCCGTAAATGGATTGACATGCCAAACTTTCCAAACTTCTGCACCAGTTTCCTTTTGTAATTGGACTGCTGCTTGCAATTTGCCCAATTCAGTAGCTCTATGGCTTTCAGTTCTTGCCAACCTATCAATGCGCCATTGGTCTGTGTCCATAATGTTGGCGAGTTCTTGTTTCAATCTATTTTCATCCCAACCCTCAATCTGTGCTTGTTCTAAAACTTTGTTAATTGAAGCGTTGGTATCTTCTGTATAAGACAATGAAACACTATCGAGATAGTCACTATAAGCCCTCTCCGTATCTTCTGTGGTATGAAATTGAGAAGTGTGTTCCATATCATAACCTGCAGTTTCAATGCGTGGTTTCAAATCCTCATATTCTTTATTGCCCTCATCATCTAGCAACAAAAGCAAAGCAATCAGCAAAGCAGTTTTTAGACGCTTGGCATTTTTATCCGTATCATCAACCTGCCCATTTTGTGCTTGTTCAACAACACTCTGAGTATATTCTGTAACTACTTGTTCAATTTTAGGATTGGCTTCAGCTAATTTTTTTTTTAATTCTACGCTCTTTTTCGTAGTTATCTGATTGGCTTCTTCTTTAAGGTCAATGCCCTCAACCTCTGGTCTAACTTCTTCTTTTTGTTCTTCTTCTGGCATAGCAAGTTTCAAGAACGACTTCGGCAATTGTAACGCTTCAACTGATGATTCTAGTGTATAGCCAATACCTAATAGTTTTGTAAGATTTTCAACTTGGGTCTTGCGAGTTTCCTGCAATACTGGTATCTCATAATCAAAAGAGATTGCATAGCCTAAGCCACCTGTAATGCGATTGAGTTCGTGTGTCATTCTAGACCATAACTTTATCAGCTTTGGATAGACAACCCTTCTAGCGAACACATAGTCAGCTACATCAACCGATGCGTAGTTGGAATTGGTGAGATAGCCTTTGACTTCTTGTGGAACACCAAATGCCATATCAATCTTTTTGTTAGCTTGTTCAAAAATCTCTTTAAGCGAGAGTTGATTATTCGGTTGCTGATATGGCACCCATTCAATCTGCCCTGCAAGTGGTTGTCCTAAATCATTGATAGGCCTATGAACATAACGGACATTGTTGTTAGCATTCGGACCTCTATGGTGCGCTTGCATATCGGCAACAATCTCATTGAACTGTTCAACGCTACCAGCAGTGATAGTAAATTGACCTGCTGGAACTGCACCATTACGGAAGAATCCACCTTGATAGTCTGCAATATAGTCATCTGTATTAGACCACTTTTTAGCAGCCATAGATGGAGAATAGCCATCAACGACTGAATATGGATTGGCACTCAAAGAGATTTCAATGACTTGTTTGTCAGTCCATATCTTTGTTTCTCCGTTTTTAATGACCTTGTAGGTTTTTCTACCATCTTCAAGAATTTTTACTTCTGGATTTTCCAAAAAAGTAAAGCCACAGATATTGTCAGCAGTTATTTCTCCACCTGGAATTGCCTCTCCTCTTTCCTCGTGCCAACAGAGAATATAGACTTTAGGCCATACCAAAGATAAGACTGCCAAATGTTCAATAAAATCTACCACGCTCATTTGCTTATTCGGTCTATATATTGCCGATATAACTCTTGGTGGTGTTTCTAGCCTCTGACCATTTTCATCAACAGCATACGGCATCACTTCGCTAATCGCATCTGCAATACGACTAATGTTAGGAAAAGTGTTATCAAATGAGCCAAATCTATAATAGTTTAGTATCTCGCTTGCCGAAAAGTATCCAGATGGAACTACGCCAGTTGCACCTGTTGGCATTTTAGCCTTTGTGCCTTTGTTTTTTCTATTGAACAATCCCATAGTTTCATAATAGCAAGAAAACGAATCAAAAAAAATAATCCGCAACTTTGCAACCTTTACAGGGTCACAACGCAGATTATTTCCGCACCTCGGCACTTAGGTGCTTGCCGGCTAACTTTATTATGAATCGTATTCGCTAGATATTTCAATAGTTGTCATCACTATCGCCACCAATTTTTAATATAGCCCATAAGAAAAACAGTATGACTGCCAATATAATTATTCCTAGAACAATCATTCTTCCTCCTCAATATTCCAAAACCTAACTTGCTGGTCGTTGCCACTTTCTGCTAGGAACGCTATTTCGTGGAATAATTCTTCCCACAATGAATCAGCAAGCCTAAAGTGCAATTTGTTGTTCGGTTTTTTGCGGTCTCGAATGAATATTACCTCTCTCATTTTTTCATCTCCTTTCATTATCTGTTTTTGCACCATGCAGACTTCGACCTAAAGTATTCCGACCGAGTGGCACAATATCTATCTAATAATGCGTTTTTAGTTTTTATGTTAGTATCTGTGTCTAGCCGTTGAGGAACATAGTCTTGTGTAGCAACCATTACTGCCACCAAGATGAATATCAACATAAAACATATCCCTAAAAATGCTTCTGGTAGCAGATTATCGTTCTTCATTTTTCATCCCCTAACAGTTGTTCTATATTATAGATAGTGGCGTTCTTTAGTGGTAACTTATGATTAAACCATAATTCTCTACCAAACTTGATTAAATAACAACTGTTACTATCGCCATCGTAATCCATAAATAATGCATCTTTCCCAAAGCGTTCATTGATTACATCTTGGTTTTCTATTGCCCAAGCAGATATTCTTTTCCTATCGTCCTCATTCTCCAATAGACTCATTTTCTTCTCCTTTTCTTTTCCTATAATCTCTTAGATATGCGTTCCACTTTTCTCTGTTTCGCTCAATCCAAGCATCGTGAGTTTTCCGAGCTGAATCGCTATATCTGCTAGCATAATTAGGGTGTCTTTTCTTAAACTCATTTTGGTATTTACACATATCGTGTGTTTTGCGATATTCTCTTTGGTATTCCCTAAAATAGTCCTTGTGTTCTTGGTAGTATTTTGCGAAGTATTCTCGCATATATTCTTTTTTATTTCCTTTCACTTATCATTTCTCCTTACATTTTGTTTCTATGCCACGCCTCCATTGTTTTCACTCTGAATCTCCTCGATTTCTTTGATTAGTTTCTTCAATTTTTTTGATTCCATTTCGGTTAGCAATTGCATAGGTCCTCCTTTCTTAGCATATCGAATATTGCATTGACCATTTTAGATTGGTGTTCAAGATAGATATGATTTTTAGTCATACTCTTAATCACAGACCAATCCATCTTAAAAATCTCGCTCAAGTCGTTTTTTGCACAGGAGAGTTCGACCTCCACCCCACCTGCTCTTTGCATCTTCTTAATGTGTCCGAATAAATCTTTTGCGTTACGGATTGTTGGTTGCTTGTCCCAATCATCTTTTCCGTTGAATGCTAATCTTAATTCTGTTTCTAGCATTTGTTTATCGTATTCCATTTTATTGTTCTCCATATTGTTGTTCGAGTTCGTGTAGTCTTACGCATTGTTTTACACATCCGATGTGCCAATCCAAGGTTTCTTTATTGATAAACTTATTGTTGCTTTCCTGTGCGTGTTTTTCATATTTCTCAAGGAGTTGTTGTAGTTTTTGTAGTTCTTTGATATTCATTTGGTTGCCCTTTCTTTGGTTGTTGAATTATTTTATATTTTAATTATATCAAATCTAGCCTAGTTGTAAACCCCTTTTTTTCTTTTTTTCAATTTTTATCTATACACTATAATCTCATCATTATTAGCCATATCGACTAATTGCTTTTGAGCAGTTGAAGTTGGTTTATGGCCTTTGGCATAATTCATTTCAACAATTTTCCAATCCTCTTTTTCGCTACCTTTTTCCTCAAAGTTCATCATCACACAATCCATATCAATCCCATCATAGTTAAAGTAAACCTTGATGCGTTCAAACTCTCCGTATGAATCAGTTTGTCTTGCCCATATCTCTTTAAGTTCTTTCATAGCGTTCCTCATTATTTTACCTTTTCAATTTCATAATCGTTAATGTTGTAACCCAAAAAACCTGCATTCTGTGCGACTTCTTTTTTGGCCTCATCAAGCGTGTTAAAATATCCCTCGCACCCGTCTGGGTATATTATTCGATATTTTTCCATTTCGTTTCCTTTCTTTGGTTTATTATTTTATATTATTATTATATCAAACCTTGCGAAAAAAGTCAACGGGTTTTTGGACTTTTTTCAAAAAAACAACAAAAAACCACCACGTCATTTCAGCTTTCGCCTAATCTTTATGTGGTGGCGAGGCTATTTAACAGATGGTCGATATTTAAGACATTCGTCCCGCCACTGCAAGCCTCTCAGCTGTAATTTTATTATACCATCCTAACCATAAATAACACCACCGTATTGCACTGGTTTGCGTTCCATATCTCTTATTGCATACGCAATAGCATCCATAATATGGTCGTTGCCATCTACTGGCTCATCTAGCATCTCACCAGTCTTTTTCTTTCGCCAAGCATATGATAGGTATTCTTGTTCTAGTTCCTTATCACTAGCCCTATAATATATCTTTCGCCGTAACACCAACTCGATATTGTAGCGTTTGCCATTCATCTTCTCTCCTGGTGTCTTATTACACCCAATCGCCCTAATTCCATTTGCCTGCATTTCGGCTATAATCTCTGGTCTAGCGTTATCACAGACAAACAATGCTGGCTCTAGTGGTTTTAGCCTTTCTACGAGCTGTGGTGTCAATAACCGAGTTTCGCACAAGATTGTTTCTAGATATATTTCACCATCTTCATTTTCATAAACGGCTACAACTGCCGTAGGGTCATTGCTAAAGCCGAAGTCCACGCCATATCTTTTCAACA